TTGAGGCATTTCTAATTCTCTACCTGCAAAAGAACGCTCTAATTCAGGCCAACTCTGTCTCATATTATTTGAGACGGGTTCACCAATAATCCTTCGCAAAAGAGAAGGACTAGGACTAGTTAGAGATTTCTCTTTCGCGTTCGGCACTTAATACATCACTTTCTAATTCTTCAAGAGTAGTATCAACTGGTGAGGGTTTAGGTGCATCCTTCATTAGTTTGGCTTTATGCCTATCATTTTCTTCTAGCATTTGTTTCCTAGCATTCCAAGGCACTCCGCGACGAGGAAGTATAGGAGTAACATTATCTCCTGTTCTTTCTATTGGTGCTGTTGGTGGAGTTAGTATTTTATCTAGTAATCTCTGATTATCCTGATGAAGATGTGCTAATTCCATCTTCAAAACTTCACAACTTTCACAAATTTTAGGCTCAGAGAATTCTCTCTTAGTTTCTTTCCATTGACGATACCATTCAATTAGAAACATTATCTGCGCCCCCGATGAAACCTTCTAACCATAGTTTGATTAGCAGCTTCTTCATTCTTACGCATAGCTATATAGAAAGCAGTCATGTTATTGTTAGCTGCAAGCCTCGCAATAAGTTCTTGTTGTTTTACAACTTTCTGAAACTCATCAGCAGCATCATTGAAATATGCTTCAGCAGAATCAACTGCATATCTCAAATCATCATAAGGGTCATCACCATTGAATTCTGCTACATCTTCAGCAGGTTTTCCTTCTGGTGAATTCTTCGCATATGAACATGCCTTGATTGCATCAATCATTATTGGACAACAGTTAGGATGACTTTCATGGTCCCCTTCTGGAGAACATTTGAAAATTTGAAGTTTAGGAATATTAGTTTCTTCTTCTGGTGGGTCAAAAAGCGCGAGGTATGATTTATATTCGATTAAGCCTTTATTGCGAAGTAACCACATTGCCTTTTCTTCTGAATAGATTGGCAATTCATTTACTGGAATAACAGGGCGTGACTTCCAGCGCAAATACTCATGGACCATCATTTTTCCTGATACTCTACTACCAGGACTGTTATTGCTCAATTCTATTGGACGACCAAGAGCAGTTTCAATCTGTTCTTGTATGGTATGTTCTTGTCCTCTATCTTGACCAGCAGACCTACAGAATTTAACAATTCGAGGATTTTCTCTGTCATTATAATCCTTAATGACAGGAGCCCATTCTTCAATCTTAGTCTTGAGCCAGTAAAGCTCACGATAGAGATATAGTCTTTTAGAAGGGGAGATAGCAAAGAATCCAATATAGGTCATTGCGGTATAACCCCAATCACCTATAATCATCTTCGGCCACCATTCAGGTATATCGAAAGGTTCTATTACGTGGAGTGCATTCTCTGGTTCAGTAGCATAATGCCTATCTCTGAACTCATCAAATACCTGCCCCGCGTATGCATCCCAATCTCCATACTTACGTGCTTTGCGTTCAGCTTCATTTGGAATAGCATCTAATCTTCCTGCATATTCAGGGTCTGCATTAGGATTATCTGCTACTGTAGCATGAACATAGAAACGCTTTACTCCCCCCTTCCCAATGATAATCTTTCCACCTTCAGGACAGGGTGTAACAAAACGCTTCTTGAAGAATGTATGACCTATTCCACCAGGCATTCCTGCTGTTCTAATTGCAGCGGGTAATCCTTGCAAAATACCATTTACCATATGAAGTGGGTCATTAGTTCTAACTCGGGTAAACCCAATATAGATATAAATGTATTCTGTGTATGATGTAAGTTCATCAGGAGTGTAGAGATTGATTTCCATTGAATCATATTTATGAACATCATCCTCATGTTCACAATGACCAAGGAATATCATTGCTCCACCATTAGTCATATTTCTCGCGCCAAATTGGTCTGGACGTGGGAATGTCCAAGCCATATCAGTTTTATTGAAAGTTGCACCAAATTTAGTATATAACTCGCGACTGCGAGGAACTATTTCATTCTTAAGTTCCATGTAGGTTCTACGCTGGAATACCTGTTTGAACCTGGGATTCTCATGTAGCTTCCTACATACACCATAGACTAGTAGTATATCCGATTTACCAGAACCATTTCCTCCTCCATATGCAGCTTCAAAGATAGACCAAGGCAGAGACAGGAATAGTTCCTGTTTTCTTGTTGGTTTCCACTCTGATTGGGAGAAGCTCATATCAGTAAAAGATTAAATACGTTTGGCACTAATTCTACATGCATCAGCCGCAGTAGTGCAGCGAATCCATGTAGCCGCGCATTCAAAATTCTCGTCGTCATCTATTGTAATGGCAGTCCATGTAGACTTATCAAGTGAGGTTTCAATAGCACCTGCACCTAATGCTTGCACGTTAATTAGTAAACGCGAGCTAGGAACTGCATATTCCTCATTAGTGACCATTATATGTGGTCTACCGACTGGAATTGTTGTTGTAGCCATCTTTTTATTCTTTCTTTTAGAATTACTGAAAACAAGCGTTTCTATCTGTAGAGGTTTCTGCTGTATTTATGCAAACTTGACGAAGTATTGAATTAGTTTTACCTAATTCTTTGAATATATAAGAAGTATCAGCAGTATGCATCCTTATCATTTCATCAATCGAAATCACTGCATTATCTATTCTGTAAGCAGTTATATATACTAATACTAATGCAATAATAGTTATGGGACCAAATTTCTTGGTTGCTTCAATAGTTTTATCTACCATTTCGAGTGAAATCATAGCCTACTCTTTAGCATAGACTACTTCAAAATGTTCTTCTTTTTTGAATATAGGTGCATACAGAATAAATTGAGTTCCACTATTTAAACTATTTTGACCAGTAGGAACATCAGGTTCCATCTGTTTAACTACACCAGCCATGTTCTTTGCTATAGTGCTTAAGTCAACAGCCTTAGTATCCTGAAGTTTATCAGAAGTTAATGCATTTAGTGCTTGTCTTAACTTCATCCTCGCGGATTTAGCAATTCTTTCTTTTGCACTGTTAATAATAGGTTTATTTGGTTGCTCATCATAAGAAGCAGTAGAAGTAGCACCTTGAGTATAAGCACTTACTGCTGATGGACTTACTCCCATCATTTTTCCTAGACTTAAAGCCTCAGTCCTACCATCTTCTATTGCAGTAGAACCAATAATCTTTCTAACAGAATTAGGAACATTTACATTACCATTCCCTCTTCCTCTATTTATGTCTTGAATAATAGGTTGAATTATCGGAACAGACTTCGACTGTGGTTTATTGAGACTTGTTTGTTCCAAGTCAAAGTCTGTATCCGATACAATTCCCATACTCATGGTTATTTCCTATTCTGTATAGTTCCAAAAACATTCTTTGGGAATTTCAGCGTAGGGATAGAAGCTCTCATATCCTCAGCTGTTTTAATTCTTCTATCAATTTCTACCAAGTCTGATTCCAGAACTCCATCAGCTTTGGCTTCTTCTAGTGAAGAATAAACTTTTCCAGTTTTCAAATCCATGATTATTCTCCGAATAGAGATTTAATTTCAGCGAAAGCCTTTTCCTGCTGCTGAGAATCCATTCCATATCTCTTGAGGATTCCTCGCAATACAGTATCCTTATTTATTTTTTGCTTTACTTCTTCCACTACTTTCTTATCTAAACCAAGAGTAGAAACAGCTAGTTTAGAATTGAATTTCTTTGCCTCTTCAATTCTATTATCCATTCCTATTAGTGGTTTAGCTTCCGTCGCTGGCTTAATTGCATCATTTGGTTTATTTCCCCCTACTTCAAATCCCTTACCAACAACAGGAGTAGAAGGATTAGTAATTATTGGTGCTCCAGTTGCAGGGTCAATTTCTATTGGCATTATCTGTTCCTTTTAAATAAATGAATCTGTTCCTTTTAAATGAATAAAAGAATTAAGCAGCAATAGTAATAGTCCAAGTATTACCAGACTTGGTGACAGTAATAGTATTGGATGCCTTGATATCAAATTCATGAATCTTTGGCATCATATTACCAACAGTTCCAGTAATATATACCATTGACTGAACAGTATCAAAACGAATATCAGTGACATTTGTGATTACTACCGAAGTAGCAGTTAGGTCTGGACCTACTTTACCCGTGACTGTAACTTGGTCAGGCATATTTTCTCCTATACCAACTTCTCAAATAATACACGTATGGACTGACTTACAACTTAACTATTACGATTTAACGTAATAATATAAGTCAGAAGTTCAGTCCAATAGTGTGCCAGCCTCATACTACCATAGAAGGAACTGAAAGTCAAATTTTCTATAACTATAATACTAGCCATGTTACTACTAATATGGGACCCTTTTATTATCTATCTAATAAATTTCTATCCATCTAATAAATATCTAATAAATTTACCAACCATAGTGATGTTACAATCTTCGTGCAATTCTGTGCATATATGGGACCAACTGTGCAGGGGTATGCCGGTATGTGTAGTGCCTTTATGTGCAATGATACGCAATAATGTAAAGACTTGCACACTTTTACTTGGCATGAAAAATACTGCATAAATCTGCACAGAATTATACATTGGCATGGAAAATAATGTGTGCAAATATGTATAGTTCCACGCAATTCTGTGTTGGCATACGTGTTGCATTAGCAAGAATCGTGCCAACGGAATTTCACATAATTGCACAGTTTAAAATTCGTGCCAATATGAAATTATGTGCAATATTGTGTAGGCACGAGATTTGCATATGTGCAAATTTGTAAAGAAAGTGCCAAATTGTAAACTGGCATGTTCCTTGCATTAGCATAATTCGTGCCACTTAATTCCGCATGAAATTATGTGCAGTTTTATATAAATCTACGCAATCCCTAGAAAGTCTGAGAATAATCAAACTAAAGTCCGCGAGTAGATTAACTATTGTCTGAGGGCCTTTCGCCTACGAAATATGTAAGTCGTTGATAATAAAGGACTTATGAGACTTCCGGAAGCGAAACCCTACTATTATCAAGTTGGCATCCCTCATGCTTTCTATACTGGTGTCCGCTACAAAGCGAGACAGAAAGGAAGCGAGAACAAAATGGTAAGTTTGTTTCCCTTCGGTGGTCTTCTGGTCTTCGCGGTCCTAGTCGCAGTCATTTTGTAGTTGAACAGCAAAGGCGAATGTGATAGACTTGTTTCATCGTCGGGGGCAATTCAGCCCAAATTACAGGAGCGTAACATGCAAGTCAAAATCGGTAAGTTCGGTTTCGCAATCCCCGAGGGACATCCGCAAGCGGGGGAAAAAATCGAAAAAAGTTTCGAGTATCAGGTTTGCGAGACTGAGACAGAAGCTACAGCCGTAATCTCTGACAAGAAATGGTCAGTAGTCGGAATGGTCAACGACAATCTAAAGGCGAATGCGAGAAGTAACGCATATCAGGCCGCGCTACTTCCGTATCGCCCATCTGAGGTATCCCCGGAGGATATCAAGGAACGTATGGTTCGCGATTACATTCGTTTGGGAGTCGCGGAGGATGTTGCGAGAAAGCAGGTAGAAGCCCTACTTGCGGCTACCGCAACACAGTAGTCACTGAGATACTACGGGGGGAAGTTACTAACCCCTGTAGTATTCCTATAAACTAGCCCCTCTCTCTCTTTTTTTCTCATC